GTAGGCTGTAGAATATCTACTACATCTAAGTAGGCTTCTTCACCATACTGTAGGATACCTGACAGAATTGCTCGTTCAGCAGCTGCGTTTACCAAAACGGCCATTTTTATCCATGTCTTCTAGAAGATGCGCAATCATTACACGTAAAGACGGCCCCTTCATCAGGGTCCATATACACTAGGCTTTGGTCAATATCAAAAATATACCCACAAACCTTACATTCGGCTTCTACCAACGCCTGCCTGCCCATTCTTGGGGTGGGGGCGTACTCAAGATACTTCGAGTTCTTCTCTTTGTCTTGATGGAAGGCTGCCATGTCTTCGAACTTATTTTTTCTGGGGGAAGAGGTATCAATAGCTTCCCTTGACGCAAACTTTTTACGTTGAGGCTTATCTTGACCTCGCCTCTTGACGGCAGGACCTTCGGGTCTTCTCCGTTTTCCTCTGGCTCCCTGTTTTATAGTAGGGGCGGATTCGTCCCCGTCAAGGACCCTTTTGCGGGAAGCTCTTTTTATTTGTTTGGCGACCTTTTCAGGTACGGTTCGTCGTTGGGTTTGTTCGGCCAGTTTCAACACCAACCTTTCTACTCGTACCCAATCCTCATCATTCAGCTCATCGAATGCCTTCTTTAGGACTTCGCTTGCTTCCTCATTCTCATTATTCTTACTCATATCTTTTACTCATTTTACCACGTTGTATAGCTATCAGGGTGTCCGATAGGTTTTTGATGGAACTAGCCAGGTAGACTAGCCTCGATATTCGTTGCTCTGCCTTTTTCTGTATGGCCCTTAGGACTTGGGCGTAAGTATTCTCCTTGCAGATTAGGGAGACCTTCACATCATACTTCATATATTTGTCGTAGCTATCTAGTTCGGATGATACCGCATCTTCCAGTTGGGTAGACGCCCATTTTTCCCTGGCAATCTCCCTATTAGATTCTCTCTGAATATAGAAGGAGAACTGGGCTAGTCTATATGCGACGGCCCCACATTGTTCAACTGAGATAGCCTCAATAACATCTCTATCCCAAGTAAAATATTCGTTGAGTTCATCATCACTGCCGGGAGGAACATGGGCTGGTAGTCCAATACCACGCTCATATTCGTCTAGCAGGTCAACTGCTCTCTGCATCTTCTCCGCAGCTCGCTCTTTGGATTCGCTGTTTCCACTCATTTTCAGTCTCGTTATATGGGAGTTCTACCACTATGATATTGTTGAGGCGACACCACTCTAACTTATCCCTATCTCTTTGCCTATGAGAAATAAAGTTGGCCCTGGTCTGATGGAAGTGGGCACTAAAATTATAGTGTTGTTGTCCATGAACCTCTACGGCAATCTTATACATAGGAATGTAAAAGTCTAAGTAGAGAGTAGTATACCCAGTGGGGATAGGCACCTCCTCTTTAAAAGGGATGGTTGGAAAAACATGCCTAATACAGGCCCTTCCTATCTTATGTAGGCCCGATGTAGTTCTATGTCCATCACCAGCCACATAACCTCTTACCTTCCACTCAAGAGGCTGCCCCGTCAGAGTCACTATCTTCATCGGCATACCCCATCATCTCTCTATATTGCTTATTGAGTTCCACATATAGGTCTGGATTCTCCAGCAGGTGTTTCCTACAGTTCTCCAAGCCTTGCAGTTTTGTTCCGTCTGGAAATGTATACCAAGACCCACCTTTTGTTATTAGGCCCAAGTCTCCAGCCACCTCAATCATCTCAGACTCCTTATCTATGCCGTAGCCATAACGCAATAGACTATCACATTTGGTTCCAGGTGGGCCTAAGGCTGACCAATCGCAATTCCAGTGAACATACTGGCCAATCTGAGTACCTGATTTTGGGTCATCTTTGGAGCCGCCAATTCTCCAGGCAGTTTTGTGGGTCGCCCTCAACTTAATGTCTGAGTGATATTGGATTTTTGTCCCACCCGTCTCACTTCTAGAGCTGCCAAACCCGCTAGTATTAGCTACTACATGAGTTACGCCAAGAACAATGGCATTATTCATGATGATAACTGGCTGGGTACGAGTTAACATATCAGATAGAATAGAGGTATAGTTATCTCTAAACTTAGAGCCTACTCCACTATCTAATCTTGTCTGAGTACACAGGGCTGAGAACGAGTCGAATACGAAGATGGCGCCTGGAATCTGATGGACTAGTCGCTCAAAGATACCAGCATGTTTCTCGGCAGTAAGAAAATTATCTGGCGTAGACTCAATAATAGTGAACCGCTCAGGAGAAGTGTCCAGGTGAGTAATACCTTTAAGGTCTCTACTTTGAACTCTCATTTCTATATTATGAAAGAATATGTGGCGAGAGCCATGAGAAGAATCATTCTCTGGTTTTTGGGCCATACCAGCAAAATGTAGACATGCCGATGTCTTGCCCACCTTAGCAGGACCACTATAGATAGAGATAGTTCCCTCTGGAACCCCTCCTCCTAACATCAAATCCATCTTTGGACTAAAAGAGATAGTTTTTCTCTTTCTGCCTATCATGTCATTACCAGAGATAAAGATGTCGCTACCAAAGTCCTTATGTAGTCCCTTCAAAATGTCTCCAACAGACATAGTTTTACTAACATCTGGAACGGCCACAGCCTTTTTCTTACCCATCTTCTACCTCATCCAATTCATATAGTCTGGAAAGCGCATTCTTCTTAATAATCCTAGTCCTACACACCGTGTCAACCGTCTGTCTGTCCACCTTTTTCTGAGAACTATTCTCCATAGCCATCATGAATCTCTTCCTGTCAGTATCCACCAATTTTTGAGCATACTCAATCTTAGGTTTTACCCAAGCGGCTCTCAACGAATAGATACGTGGATTATCATGTAGTACGTGAACTAGTGCCCTCAGGTCATATCGTTTTAATAGGGCGTTGACAGAGCGGGTCTGAGACTTAAACTCTTTTTCCCACTCTGTAATATGCCAGAAAAAAATAGGCAGGGTCTTACCCTCTAAACTAGCCTTCCTCTCGCACAATAACTCTATAAGATATTGGGCTCCCGTTACAAACTTACCTGGTGAATACTTAGAGGGATACCCTCTTTTATCGGTCTGTTCATACCATAAGGATGACATGTTATTTGTAGGTCCCTGTCTTTGGTTGGAAGATATTGCCAGCCCTACCCGAATCTCTATGTCCACTTAACCTGTCATTACGGTTAGCATCGGCCAAGGCAGAGGCTGCCCCTGTCATAATTGCAACTGCCGGCTTGTCTGTTTGAGGATTATTAGTCTGCGTGACCATATGGTCCTTCACATTGAGCTGACGTAGACAAAAGGCAAACATTTCCTCGGCGTTACGGGGCTGCCTATTCAACAACTTCTCTGCCCTAGTTAGCAACTCTTTCGCCTTAGTATTGTTCAGACCTACGCCAGCTAGACGTAGCAGGGTCTCCTTGCGAATCTCCGTCGAGATACCTATCTTGGCCTTCCCCTTATTCTCCAGTCGCTGCTTAATCAACTCCTTACTACTAATCACCTTGTTGCCCCTATCAGAGACAACCTCCTCAAGTTCCTGTTCTGGGTCGGGAGTTCCCTCTTCTATGTCATCCCACACCTCTTCTACCGCCTCGCCATTCCCCACTCTTTCCAGTCTAACCTTCACGACGGTCTCAATCAGACTGTCTAACTCCCTGGTTATATAATTCTTTACTGCCTGACCATTATTCCTATCCAGAGCTTCTTCTATCTCTACGACACTCTTACCGTCCGTAATCATGCCCTGAATAGCATACTTTTCCACTTGCGTTAATGTACCTTTGGTCGTCATTATAGTACGTCCCTTTGTGCGTTAGATAGGTGTCTTGTGTTCTTCGTTTTTAAGAACTCTAAATAAAATTCGAAACATCGTTGAGATACGGGTATCCAATTTAGTTTGGCTCTACCCATACGGACAGGATTAGTAATCTTTCCTGTATTTTCATACATACTGATTGGACTATACAGTCGCCCCCCACTCTCAGCCTTAATAGCATAGGAAACCTTGCCATTGAAGGAGGTCCTCTTAGCCAGGGCGTCGTTAGCGTCCTCAGCGTATTCTATTTGTCCGTCCTCAAACTCAACGTCATAGAGGATAGGAAGCTGGTCTTCTGTAAAGTCGTGCTGTTTACCCAGTATAGTATAGACCACTTGAGTCTTAGGGCTCTCACCCATGCACTGCTTTGACTTAGTAGGGTTGGGAGAATAGGTACACTCTTCGAGTGGAACCCTATGTGTTTTTTGATTGGACATATTAGTGTTTCTTCTTTCTATAGAAGAGGAAGGTGATAAAGGAAAGGTTATCTACCAGCTATCTCCCTACCCCTGGTCATACCATCAGGCAAGTCTTTAGTTGGTTTCGCATTTTTGTATTCGTTATGCTTGATAGTTAATGACTTCTTATGGTCTTCAGTCATTTTGTCTGAATTAGAGTCGGCAATATTCCCAACGGTCCTACCTTTAGAGTAGGCTATAAGTGGGTCGCAGATTCTCTTAGTAACGCTGTTACTACTATCGCATTTAGGGCAGGAAATTTGTCTGGCAGAAGAAGAAATGTATTCTTGGATACGCATATCCTTGTTGAATTGTTCTCCGCAACCACCGGTCTCTGTATCACAGAGGAAAAGGTAAGTGGGCATTTGTATTATACACCTGTTTAAAAGAAAAGGGGAGAATATACGAGATACTCTCCCCTTGGTTTAATGGGTCGTCACTAAGTGTTTGTATACTGGGGTTAGATAGGGCTCCCACTCAACGGGAATAGGGGCCCAGGGATTGAACCCTAGTATGAATTGGCCGATTGGGGGCTCCACTGGTTGCCTTCTTAGTTGCATACCAGCTTCCTTTGGGGTCCTATCAGCCTTCCTATGGTTACAGGGATGACAGCAAGTAACAATATTCTGCCAGTTCGTAGGAGTTCCAGCATATCTCTCACGTTTCCAGACGGACCTAGGAATTACGTGGTCATATGTAAGATGTCTCATAGAACTGTTTGTCTGACCACAATATTGGCAGGTGAGATGGTCCCTTAAAAAAACATGCTTCCTAGAGAACGGCACGCTCTTAGTCTTTCTCTTCACATACTTAGGGCACACACAGACGGCAGGAATAGGATATTTCTTACCGTTCGCCCCTTGAATGTAATCGTTCTTAAAGAAGTCGATGACCTCTAGACCCTTATTATAGCTAGTCTGATGCACAATAGATAGGCGTACAGCCCTCTTCCATGAAATGATGGAGATAGGTCTATAGTCAGCATTTAGAACCAAACTCTTTGCGTTTCTTTTTTTCATTCTCAAAGTCCTCGACAGACAGCACAAAATCAGTAACCAATTGCTCTCTTACAATATCCGAATTGTCCAGGATTCCTATCCCGGCACTGGACCCTCCCCTAATCATTCTGGGGATGATATCATGGGTCAGCCAACTCAACGCACACTCATGTCCAACATTTAGGTCTGATTGGGTGGAGTCACCAGTGATAACTATTTTAGACCCAGGGGCAAACCTAGTAATAAGCATAGTCATCTGCTTAATGGTGGTATTCTGGCACTCATCAGCGATAACAAAGCTGTTGTAGAAGTTCCACCCTCTCATAAAGGCGAACGGAACAACCTCAATCTTCTCTTCGCCCAACCATTGCTTGATTAGTTCGGGCTTAATAAAGTGACCCATCTCATTATAGATAGGCTTCAAGAAGGGCTTCAACTTTTGATTAATATCACCAGGTAGAGTGCCTGCCTTTTCTCCAGCTTGCACCATTGGTCTAGTAAGAATAATCTTTTCGAACTCATTATGATATAGGCCAAGAATAGCTTTAGCCACAGCTAGATAGGTCTTACCTGTACCCGCAGGCCCAGTACACACAGTCAGTTTGTTTCTATCAATCGACTGTAAGTAGGTTTTTTGATTGGGCGTTTTAGCTTCTACAGCATGTCTATATAGCTTGTTGGTACGAACAACTTCTCGCTCTTGAGACTGCTGCTCTCGGAAAGCCTGGGGAACATCGCGAGTATAACTACGTCTTTTTCTTTTTCTGTTCATGCAGTGGGACCTGACATTTTAGTAGATAAGGAGAACTTTGTCAAGGGAGTAAATCTAGAATTAACATTTTGACCAGCCGCAAGAGGGGCATGTTAAGCATCCTTCTTGACGAATGAGCTTACCTTTGCAGCTATCACATTCTTCACCATGTACTTCCGTACCATCTTTAATATATTTCTTTAATGCCCTAGCAATAGACTTAGAGAAAGAATCTAAACTACCCTTTGTCTTTTCTAGTTGATGCACCAAGAATTCTATATTGGTTCCATGTCTCAGGCCGGACGATATTAGTCTTGTAACTATCTCTTCCTCTGGTTCGCAGAACGCAGTAATCGGGGAGAGTTCAGAGTCATCTTCAAAGACGGCCTTGTACTGCTTTCTCCCCTTCTTCATAACTACACCCGTCTTTATTTTACTTCCAACCACACCATTTTTTCCTGCAAATACTTCATAGGGGTCACCCTCAAACAGTCCTACAATAACGAAGTAGGGAGTACCCTTCACAGTAATATGATGAACGTCGCAAGCCAACTCCTTAGGTCTCTTAGGAGAAATAGTCTTTGCGATACCTGTCTTTTTGGCTATCAACACGCCGGTACGACAGTTCTGTCTATATACCGTCATACCCTTACATCCCGACTTCCAAGACTCCAGATAGATTTCAGCAACCTTATCTTCCGTTACGTCTTCTGGTAGGTTAATTGTACTACTAATGGAGTGGTCAATATGCCTTTGAGCAGCAGCCTGTAGCCTAACCCTATTCTTCCAGTCGATGTCTGGAGAGCAGGCCCCATGATAGGGAGACTTAGTTACATCCTTCTCCCCGGTAACTTTCATCCATAGTTCAACACCAGGATGATAGACTTCGAACTCCATCCAATGGTCACCTAGGGCATCAGTAAAATCAGTCCTAAATCCATTGTCTCCTGGATTACCCTTTTTACGCCTAATCATAGAGATTAAGAAGAGGGGCTCAATACCTGAGGTCGTTCCATGTAGCCTATATTCAACACCGTCTATGTAAACAATAAGGCAGGCTTGAGTGCTAGTAGTACCAGTGGGGGCTGTAGTCAGACAGGCAATGTTTCGCCGCCCATACTTCTTCATATCTTTCCATAGCTGAGGGTCGTCCTTTTTAATCCTCAGCAAGAAGGGGTTGTTCTTTTCCTTCTCATGGTTCCAGACAGGGAAGGGTCCCAACTCTTTTGCCATATCTACTGAACTACGATAGACGCCAAGTTTCAACTCTTTATAAATCAACTCGGTCATCTCAATAGACTCTTCCGTCCCATACTTGATGTGTAGGGCGGCCAAAGTATCTCCTAGAGCAGTAATACCCGTTCCAGTTCTACGTCCGTCCACACAAGCAATTCGAACTTTCTTCCAAGTGTTAAGTTCGGCCTGTTTAATGTCGGCGTCTTCGGGGTCTGCTTGAATCTTCGCAATGATTCTGTCAATAGACTCAACCTCTAGGTCAACAATGTCATCCATGATTCGCTGAGCGATAATAACATCGGCCCTAAACCTCTCCATATTGAATTTGGCATTTGGTAAGAAATGATTATCAACATACTGGAATAGGTTAAGTACTAAGAGCCTACATGAATCTAGCGCTGATAAAAATATTTCGCTGCATGGATTACTGCATATCGTTTTAAAACCAACATCAGCATAACAATCAGCCGGACTTTCTTTAATAACATTGTCAATGAACTGTAGGCCGGGCTCTGCGTTCTTCCAGGCGTTATGAACAGCGGCGTTCCAAATGTCCCTAGCCTTAACTCTTCGTACTATAGAAGGAGTAGAACTATCAACGGGCCATCTTTGTTCGTAGTCGTCATCATTCTCAACAGCAGTGAGGAATTCATCGGTATATTGGACACTAACATTCGCCCCTGTTACCTTTGTTCTATCGTTCTTAACTGTAATAAATGATAGGATATCAGGGTGATGTACGTTAAGGGTCAACATGAGGGCTCCACGCCGCCCGCTCTGACCAACCTCCCTTATAGAGTTAGAATATCTTTCCATCCATGACACAATACCTGTACTGGTTCTAGAAGAATTCTGAGTAGGAGTACCTGCTGGTCTAAGCCTATCTAAAGAAATGCCAATGCCGCCCCTACGCTTTGAGATTTGGACTAGCTGCTCGTCAGCCTGCATGATGCCGCCATAAGAATCGTCTGGTGATGGCAGAACAAAACAGTTAGATAGGCTAACATATTGGTGGGTATTTCCAATGCCGTAGAGGGGGCTTCCCTGCGGAATAATCTTCGCAAAGAACTTGAGGTAGCCATATATCTCGTCGAAAGTAAGGGGCTTAGCGAACTTATTCTTCTCTACCCTGGCCAGTTCTTTTGCAATCCTGATATGGATATCGTTTGGGGTAGTCTCTAGTAGTTGATTATCATTGTTCCTCAACAGGTATTTATCTACGCAGGCTCTAGCTGATAGGTCGTTGCCAAAATAAGCCTTAGACGTTTCTAAAACTTCCTCGTAGGTGCGTTGCTTACTCATTTAGTTACTGGCCTTGGTGTCACGATTCAATTGTTTGGTTTCTGCATATCCAGCAGCTTCCTTCGCTATCTTATCTGCCTCCTTACCAGTGAGCAAATTTTCCTGTCGAGGTTTTCCTGACCCCTTTTTGTTTTTATGGTCCTTGGACTTCAGAGCATTTCTACCCGGCCCATTCCCATTCATCCAGGTCCTCCAACACTCAAAGCCGGTGCCCGTCACGGTCTTAGCAGACCCTACGATATCACCCTTGGCATTTTTCGGATAGAAGGTGAGTTCAATAGGCGAGTTTCTTACTTCGCCCCCATCTGGATTGTCTAAGACACTCATTTAATTTTCCTATAGATAGACATAAAGAAAAGGCCCCCCAAATATTTGGGGAGCCTTGTAAATTTTTAAGCGGCACTATTAGATATGGAGATATTACCACGATTAATTTTTCTGCCTCTCAATGAAGCTTACTATCGTAGGTTAAACCATAAAAGGCTGGAGGCAGTACCGCTTTAACGAGTATGAACCTAATCGTAGGTTATCTACGTTTTTTAGACTCCAGCACTATTTAGATATACACCATCTGGAGGTGTCTCGCCTGTAGGTTTTTACAGATATTCGAAAACGACCTCATTAGCCCTGAAATTATCAATTGCCCTATCCATAATTTCTGCCCATCTGCCCGCCTTGTTCTGGGGCATTTCTGGTGCATATACATACTTGATACCCGCCCTAATAATTCTCTCTGAACATTCCAGACAGGGAGAGAGAGGCCACACAAATAGATGGTAGTCCACAAGGCAGTTTACGGAAAACTGAATAGCATTAATTTCCGCATGAACTATTTTGGACAGCTTAATCGACCTATTCAGATAGTCAGCAGGCAGGTCAAGGTCTCCCGCTGGAAACCCATTGAAACCAACTGAGGCAATAGACTTATCAGGGCGAACTATAACGCACCCACACTTAGTAGAGGGGTCCTTTGACCATCCGCCCACTTCCTTTGCTAGGCCCAGAAATCTATACTTCCATTTTTCGTTCAATGTAGTCTTTCAACGCTTGGTCTTGCAGTAGAAACCCCACCATGAATATTTCTTTCTGCCAGACTCTTCATCTTATTTTTTGGTAGATTCAGAAAAACTAATCCCAACATCCTCAACCCTACTAGCATCCTTCAAATCTTTTAGGGTGGGCATTTTAGCAGATGGGTCCAAGGCCCATTCTGCGTCCACGCTTTTAGCCCATTCTCTCATTCGTCTCACAGGGACTATAAAGTTGAAGCCTTCTCCAGCGCCTCTTACTAGCATTCCCACATACTCTCCTTGATTATCTTTCCATTGAGAGTTATCGTTCCTTGCAAGGAAGACTCCACCACCGGATGAACCAGGAAATGCAGTAGCTGTAGTCTGGTCAAAGACAGTACCGTCTCCACTACCTAACTGGATGACTCTGCCTTGTTGAGAATAGACCCCACTAGTCATAGAGTTGGCGCCAATCTGTCCGAGCAGAGACCCCACATGAAATAGATTGGTGCCTAGTTCGGGAATTCTCTCTTCCAGGTAAAATGTGGCCGACTTGTCTACAAAGCCTAGCTTACGAACCATTAGAAGGGCTAGGTCTTCACCCTCATACGCGTCAGAATAGCGAATCACCTTGGCATCCATCTTATATTCGCCAATTCTCCGACCACCCTCAGTTAGTTCCTGAACAATTTGGGCGTCTCGGAATTCCACCAACTGTCTGTTGGTCCCCGTCTTAGGGTCGATTACAGTGCGAACCTCTCTCAGATTATCAATTACGTGAGCTGCTGTCCACACAAAGTTAACCTTAACTGTTTCGTCACTCTCACCATCTAGCTTTACTTCACGGGTAATTAGTACTCCAGAACCCTGACCCCCACCACCATCAGTATCTGACGACTTAATGGTTACTGAAATGTCTTGAAGGTGTTGAGCTACGCCATCTTGAGCTAAACCTACGCCTGCGATACATACTAATAGGACCAAACTAGTTACAAATGATTGAAGTCTCATAAACAATACTCCTAATACTGAGACCTATTACGGGAGGCTCACACAATGCGAACCTTCTTGCCAATCACATTTTAGGGGATATCCGAGATTTGTCAAGGGTCAAGTGTAAAAAGATAGGAAAGTCTGGGAGATTGAGCTATGTCTCCAGGCTCAGTCCAGTCATCAGACTTATTCTTTGTTAGGTCGTACCCATTACTATTAAACGAATAGGAGACGGCGGTACTACACACAGGGTAGACAATTTCTGATACAGTATCAAGTTGAAGGCTTTCCGTATCCATAAAAAGCCTGAAAAAAGCCAAGTTATGCTTAGCAATCCACCATATGCGTTGCCACCCATAGGGCAGTCCAGTCATTTTTCTCATAGTTTTAGTAACAGTGCGAGAATTAATCTCACGTCTCTCTAAGGTGGGCTCTAACGTCTCAACATTAAGTTTCCACTCAGAACAAAAGGTTACTGGGCGATACACATCAATTTTACCTGGGTTTTCTTCTACCTGCCTCCACAGATTAACAGCTCTACCTCCTCCACCAGCATTCTTATTAAACAGAGAGGCTACAGGACCACCCTCTTTAAACTCTACACACTCCAAGATGCCCTCTGCGGTATTGTCTTCGTAGACCCAGGAGGCCAATCCCACATGAGTATAAGAGCTTTTGCTGGCCCTAGAGATGAAGTAGCTGGCCCAACTAGACCCACGAAACAACAAAACGTCCGCCTCATTAATGAAGGGTTTTGCGTCTATGTATGAAACATATATCTTATTCTCTTGATAGCCCATTTAAGTCTCGACATAAAAATAGGCTGACGACCATGAAGACCGTCAGCCTTATTGAAAAATTAAGGTAAAAATTAACCAGTTTTTGCGGTGTAATCCACAAGGATGGTTCCATCACCAGTAGTAGTACCAGCCTTCTGATTACCAGACTGCTTGTATACAAGTTCACCAGGGATGGCCCTGGTTGGGGTGGCTGCATGGTCAGCAGTACCATCCGTCACAGTATTGCCACCAACGTCACCAATGCTATCATCAGCCGTAGTTGGTGCGGTTGACCAAACGCCACTATACTCATTCCAATAGCCAGCACGAATAGCAGTTGCTACCTTGGTAGTCCTGCCATGTTCGACCTTGTGGATGGAACGCCTAATAGCATAGTCTGAGGAGCCGCTTCTTAGAAGTGTACTAGCAGTACCCCTTAAGGTAACGCTACTTAGTCTACGAGCCAAATAATTACCCGCTGTCATAACGGCAAAAGTACCAGTGACTGTACCATAAGTCAAGGTGCCTGCTCCAGAAGCATACTTCTTGTCTGTGACAAAGCTGTTTGCGTCTGGAAGGCTAACCACCCTTTGTGGTCCGCTCAAAATACCGTTTGAGTCTGCTACAATAACACTGGTTCCCACAGTTAGGCCATGAGAAGACTTAGTGTAGTCAGTTAGACCACTAGCTGAGGCAGCAGATGTAATAGCGGTAGTACCACTAAAGTCTGCGCTTTGTACGCCTTGACGAGCGCTAACCAATACTTGTGAGCCAAAGATAGTTCTGCCACCGTCACCAATAGCAATACGAGACATGCCCGCACTAGAAGTACTAGCAGAAGTACCAAGGTTTGTTGCTCTACCTACATTCAGGGTAGGTTGGCTACTCGCCCCTACCGCTACGCCAGCCGTAGTAAAATAGTCATTACCAGCGGCTGGATTTACAATCTTATAACTTGTGATGTCTTTTGTGCCCATTAGATTTTCTCTTTATATATGAGGCTAAAACACCTATCCTAAAATCCCTACGATAAGGTCCTGGTCCATTTCATTATACACCAAAAAGGGTGTTGGCCGTATGAATGGAGTTGATTCTTATGCCGTACAAGTCTGCCAACTTAGCTATCCGATATTGTTCAGGGGACATATAGCCCCCATTACTAATGACTTTTAGCTTACTAATTTTAGCTATTTCGTGGCAACAAATCAGGTTATTGCTAAACGTGTCGATTCTATGTCCGGTGGAAGGAAGCATGAACTCTATGCCCAGGGAGTCTATGAGCCTCACCGTATCAAAAAATAGTTCCATGTCAGAATATATGCGATACTCCATCATTACCCTGAGCTGAACATTATGGGTGCTACATACCTTTAGACAACTCTCCAGGTCTATTAGTAGCTTATCCGTTTTCTTATTTATGACCAATGAATGGTTAATCACTAAGTCTATGGTGTTCGCCCCCTTCCTAATAGAGGAAAGGATGGCGTGCTGTCTTACATCTGTCTCTGACGCCCCACTAGGAAAGTCAATTGGAGTAGCCAGTACCATGTCCGTCAAGTATTCTCTAGATTCAGCAACATAGGAGGGTAATACCACACTACCATTTAGGTGTAGTTTTACTGCGGTAAACACAGACTCTCTATTCTCTTCTTCAGTTGTTGTCTTATTCAGGTGCGCTAGTTCTACATACATATTAGTCTGTGACGTTCAATAGAGTATCAATATTTTCATATCCTACGTCGCCCAGAACAGCATCTGCAAAGCCATAATATACAGCCTCTCTTGCTGTCAAGTACCATTCCTGCTTCTTATCTATCTTCGTTTGAATGCCCTTCAATATAGCCTTATCTTCTTTACCCTGCCAGAATTCCCCATGCTTAGCCCTGTCTACGTAGATATCCATCATAACACGGTTGGCCCTTTTAATTTCTTCGGCCCAAGAAAGGAACCCTTTTATGGTGTCTCCATTAGCAGTTTGTCCTTCGTGAATCATTAGGCAGGTGTTGGGCATCATCACTCTGTAGTCGGCAGCCTGAAAAATAATGCTGCTCATAGAGGTCACATTAGAGTAGGCCAGTATGGTAGTTGGAGCCGCACAAGTCTTAATGGCGTCAAAAATTCCCATACCATACCACCAATCACCCCCCATAGTTAGGGAGTGGATAAGAATAGGATTTTTATTTTGGGCAGAAAGAAAATTAATGTTTTTGGCGAACGTCGAACACATACGGAAATCCACACCAGGTTCTTCTATGTCGAAGAAGCCGTGTAGATATATTTCCCTGGTTAGAATGTGAAGGCCATACTCATGTATAACGGAAACTACTTCGTTTTTCGACGAAATATTCCCTCTAGTTTTAGGGGGCATGGGGCTTTCTCCTGATGTTCTAGGTAGGATGAAACTCGGTGGTTAATACAGTTGAGAACCTCCCTGTCTTTGAAGAGACGGCCAATACCAATCCTAACTCTATAGCGAGTGTAGACCGTTTGGCTTTCTACCCCTTCTACATCATCAATAAGCTGGATAATCTTTCGGCTAATGGGGAAATTAGTGTACCCAAGCCAGAAGTTAAAGACCTTACTGGGATTACTCTCCTCCGTCATAGGAATAAAGCCGAGTGGAGTGTGCATAATTTTTATGTTCTTACCAAAATCAGGTAGGAAGTCAACTCCCTCATCAATATTGTCCGAGGTAAACTTGGTGTCTTCGCCGTCAGGAGAGAGGGCTCCAGGCCACTCATCTTCGAGAAAGTTGTCTCCATAGGGGTCTTTCCATTTTTCCCAGGCAATAAATTTCTTGGGAGTCTCCCTGGTAACCTTATCGTTAGTTGAAATAACTTCAAAGTTGGTCCCAATAGCCATCTCAATAGACTGTTGGGTCTGCTGTAGGGCTTCCATAGGGGAAATCTTCTTGTGATTTTTCATATTGTTTATACCGCCACCTTACCGAAGTCAATTTTACTTTGAGGGTTATATCCTGATAGCTCTACGTCTTGGTGCGTCCAGTCAAAGATAGAAGTGAAATTGGGCAGGGTTAATGTAGGAAAGGCTTGTGGGGTCCTTGATAACTGTTCCTTTACTCCGTCAAGTTGATTCTCATAGATGTGGCAGTTACACAGCATACCGTTGAGGTTACCTGCTTGCATACCAGCTTCCTTAGCGAGTAGCTCTAATAGGAGGGCGTAACTGGCTATGTTACATGGTCCGCCAAGTGGTAAATCGCACGAACGCTGGCTCCAATGTAAGTTTAATACACCGTTTATGTGGGTGAGGAACCAAATAGTATGGCAAGGGAAGAGGGCCATCTGAGATAAATTCTTTACATCCCAAGCAGAACAGACCATTCTTCTATCATTTGGATTGGTCTTTAGAGTGTTGACTATGTGGGCTAGCTGGTCGCCCTCACTCAGCGAGGCCGGAGGGAAAGCTCTATTGTTGGGGCCTGCATAAGACCTACCGAATCTTCTCCATCCGTGAGAATAGCCAAGAGGTCCGAGGTCTTTTTCTTCTACTTGAGCCATTTTTCTTAGTTCGTCTGTAGAAAGGGGACCCTCTATATGGTCTTGGACATATTGCTCGTCCTCTCCTAAACATCCTTCTAAGCACATAGTCTGTCTATGTTCTATATCCTCAACCATGTCATTAACCTTGAAGGGATTTGCCCAGGCCGACCAAAACCCGCAACCTCTATCCTCATACCATTTCTTATCAGTAATACCCTTAATAAATCCCTCCAACTCCACCCTAATAGACTTAAATGCCATCTTCTTAGTAGTCAATAGAGGGAAACCCTCTCTCATGTCATGGCTAAAGTGTTGGTTCGCTACAGCAAAAGTGTCTATTCCAGTCCTATTAGACTGTCGGACTCCCTTGCTAAGGGTATATTCCAAGATGTCCAGGTAGGCTTTCATCTGGTGTCTCCCCCAAATACTTGGGAGGGCTTGATACAATCGTCATTGCTTTCCTTATAGAAGGATTCCCAAGACTTCATAATAGCCTTGCCAAACTCAGTATCCTCTACATTCTGGCAGCTCTGCCTGGTAATAATACCGGCGATGGTGGACTTCATTTCGCCCTCATTCAACTGATAGAGCATCCGACCTATGGCCATAGCCTCATCATTAGAGTTGACCCCATCGTCTATCTCTACAAGTATCTGACACTCATTATTGCGAAACAAGACGACCTGGATTTGGGCGATAGAGTTTTCCGGCAAACTAGACAGCCCGAACTCTTCTACTGGGGGAGTCGCCTGCTCTTGAATAAGGGCAGCTTGCCGCTCCTTAATCTGATTGTCTGCGAGGTCATTGGCGGAAGGATAACTTCGCCCCACAAGGAACTCTAAAAATTTAATCATGTTGTATGTCCTGTTAAAGGTTTATTTGTGCAACGATAGCCTCTTCCCTATCTTTAGGGGAGAGATTATCAATACGAGTGAATAGTGGGTCGTGAAAAATAACAGCTTTATCGTAGAGGAAGATAGTAGCATTACCATCTCCCGCAGCCCCAATAATTCTTTTCGGTGTAGTTTCCTGTACCCATTTTCTGAGCAGTAAGGTATTAGCTATATGAACCTCATCAGTAAGATGGGCCCATAAAGTAGAGGTAGTTATCATGATGCCACTGGCAGTGCCAGACTTAGGATTAAAGGTCTCTATCGCAATATTCCCACTACGTATAGCATAGACATCGTTTTTGACCTCTATAGTAAAAGCCATGAGTCCGAGAATAGCGTCAATATCATGGCCAGAGAATTTCTTCCCCACATTCTGCCTGGATGAGACAATGTTGGTGCTGTCGAGTAAGGACATAACTAACCTTTCTCCTGCATCACCTATGGCTAAATCTTTTCTGATGGTCATAGGCCCGCCCCCAGTCGTTTAATCTTATCGAGACCCCTCTCAACAGTCTGTCTAACCGCCTCCCTAGACGTACCAGCCTCATTAGCTATCTCTTGGAGGGTCCAATCTTCCATGTAGTGGAGCTTAACATACCTCTCTTGTTGTTCGGTCAGGGCAGAACCCTTCAAAATTCTCTGTAGCATTAGGATATCTTCTTGTTGTAGGATATCATGGTCTGGGCCGGGGTGGTCAGATGGAATCAGCTCATGTAGACTGACATCCTTATCAAAGTTGCCTATTACTTTGTCTAAAGAACTCAACTTAGGACTACTTACTCGCCTTCCAACATACGCCTGAATAGCCCAAATAGCGCACTGATTGCGATAGGCCCTTTTACTTCTCACTTTACCAGTAGAACTCTTATAGTTTGGGTCCCATCTCCAATCCGCTAGCATAATAGCCGTCGCGACATTAGAAATAGCATCCTCACTATTAATCATTTCCTGTGAAAGGCCCGGCCTATACCTATCCCCAAATGTCCTGATAGTCTTCTTAGCTATGACCAGGTAACTATCCATAGACTCATAGTCATTATTGTCTGCGACCTCGTACTCAATCTTTTGGTCGCCGATACCCACGATGTCAACTGTCATAGCTTCGCCTAATTTCTGTAGAGGATACGCATGGGTCTAAATATTCGTCATTGTCGAGAAAAGAGACTATGGAGGGGAGGATTGCCAGCCTATCATACCTATACAATGTATCCTTTCTAGGGAACACAATTAGTTTATGCTTTTTAAGGAGCATGGTCCTAATCAAAGTGTCAACATTTCCATATTTAGGGTCTTCCAACCTATTAAAGGTGTCTGCTCCCATCATATACTTGACTCCCTCTGGATAAATTTCACACTTCTGTAGGAAGAGAGGGGAGTTTGAAACTAGTACTCCTGCCAGCGGAATAGTGTGGGAGATAGCCCTGATAGTCAGTAGTCTGGTCTGTATATCCTTATAGTCTAGTTGGGGCTTATCCGTATTGGTCATAGAAATTTCTAACCAAACTGGTCGGCCACTATGTTTAGCTGCAACCTTCATCATTTCTATATGGCCGACATGAAGAGGATTGAAAGACCCTGGGAAAATAGTGTCGCCAGGCTGTAGGCCCTTACCCTTATAAATAATATGAGTAAAATCCTTTTGCCCAGACATAACAGAGCCAATATTTCCGCAATGAAATTGACTAATCTTAATGCTGTCTATCACATCAGGATGCAATACAGAGGAGTCCCCAGTATACCAGTACTCCATCATATGTAGAATGAAGTCCCGACAAAAATCTTCCTCATTCTCCCTAGTGCTTGGAACTTCAAATTTGTATGACGCCCCATACGTTCTGTCCCAACGGTGCCACGAGACATGGACCTCATGCCTTCTGCCCTCCCTCTCTTCCCTGTCCGTCAACCCCAGCTTTGCTGTAGCCCCAATGCCATTAGCCTCTGAAGGGTCCACCCCCAACTCTACACACCTATTATAGGCGGCGACCGCCATTTTATTAGCACTATCCGCACAAGCATAGTGTTCTGGATAACAGCCCAATAGCTTACGAGTAGACTCCTGCCCATAATTAACGAGACCCTCCACTAAATAGCTGGAAGCGCCCCCATACCTCAGTAGTTCTCCGAAGGCAGCCGTACCTCCCCCGGTTATTACAACTACACTTTTCTTTTCTGCTCGACATATGTTGCCTGCAACATTCTTAGAATTCTCCATTATAAAAGTTCCGCCAACTTCCTTGCTGAATTAGTCCAACTAAATTCCTTAGCCGTATCTACCCCAGCCTGATTAAACTTCCAATTCTCATAGACATTACGCATAGAGTCGGCCAAATCCTGTAATTGTTTGGGTCCTATATGAGCCCAAGACCCCTGACCAAAAAACCACTTGCCGTCTACTGCGGGCTCTAATTCATCAACTTCAATCAATTCACAGTTGTCCTTAGTACAATACTCTGTTTGGGCCCCATAGTCCAGAGCAATAACGGGCTTGCCAACCGCCATCATTTCGAGAAGCTCCAAGTTCCAGCCCTCGGCTCTTGCGGGGAAGATACCTGCGTCGGCCCCTCTCATCACATTGGCGATATCTAAGTGGGTAGGCTGACGACCCAAGAATTTAATGGAGTGGCCCATATCAGTATCTGTATAGAAGGATAGCCAGTCTCGTCTCTCGTCTGCCGATGCCCATAGCGACGCAAGCACATGTAGTTCTACATTATCATCAGGGCGAAAGGCCATATTATAGGCTTCGGCCAGGATATCGTGTCCCTTTCTAACTTCCCACTTTCCTATGTTCAGAAAGACAAAGGGTTTCTTTGAATCTCGTTCTCGTAGCCCCTCTGAAAAGATAGAGGTATCTACCCCTAATGGCACAACATTAGCCTTTCTACCCAACTCCTTCTCTATGATGGAGGCTGCCCACTTGGAGCAAACCACTAGCTCATCAGGGAACTTCAAGTGATGCTTCTCTATATCGCTAAAAGTATCAAGCTCGAAGATAGGCCATCCAATTTTTTGGCCGCCGCCAATCCAAGTATCCATACTGAATTGGTGCCACATACGAACACAGGGGGCCTCAGTAGGAAATAGAGGCATCTTATTACACAGGCCAATCAAGGTCTGACGTTCAGTTTGAGTATTGAAATAGGCATTACCCATAACATGGGAGTTAGCAATATCATGGAAGTAGAGGTCTTGCCCAATACTGTGAAGTCCAAGGGCTACACCCATACTAGCAATACCATAGCCTGTGCCTTGTAGGGCACCCATAAAGATTAGCTGTTTGCTGATGATAGTACCCACCCTTGCTCATTGAGAGCATCTGTATCTATATCTTTTTCTACACGGGTCCCACTGATTAATCTAATAATACGGGCTACAGACCTTCCATCAACATCGGTTGTGAGGTATTCAAAATTCCAAAGTTCGCCTACAGGAGAAATGAGAGTAGTATAACGCGGTACTAGATGAGACCCTTGACGCAAAACGCCAGACCTAATAGACCAGCCAGAAGTAGTAGCAGTAGCCTCATCTTCATCTTCATCTTCAGCAAAATTACTCCACTGTTTACACAGTTCTACATACTGCACTCTCGCAATAAAGTCATTCTCCAACAAATCTTTTAGGCGAGCAAACTGCCTATCTATCATTTCATGTATTTCCATCAAACTTCCCTTTCTTTATTTTGTTGCTTCAGTAGAATTCTTATGTCGTGTTTTAAGGCCCTAACATCAGACCCGAATTTGAGTCGTCAATCGAGAGCGAACTATAGTCAAATGGCTCCTTACCATTGAGGAGATAGTTAAGAGCCTCTTTTAAGGCCATAGACTGAACGTCCACAGGAAACCAAACCTTGACTCCCTTCTGCCAACTGACATCTCCCTTAATATGGAATATTTTACCCGCCATCTTAACCCCTATTCTCTCTAATTAGTCCCTGACCTTCAAGAAAGGCTATGGCCTGCTTCAAGTGCATGGTCTCAAAACTTACAAACTCATCATAATCATATGTATGTCACCACAAACACAATAAAAGACACGCACACTACCAAGAGCTCTGTTATGTCCGTATAGTTACCCCAACCGCTAACCCATTGAATAGTGGTATCAAGCAACCATAGAGACAGCAGAAGCCCCAATAAATAAATACTCATAGTCAGTACCCCTAATGTCCATCAGTGGGATTCTTCCTACTAAGGTAGTCCGCACTAATTGACTTGAAGATAACTCGGCCAATCTTGGGGTCGGTTCTCTCAACCAGTGGAGTAATGACGACGCCCTCCCTTCCTTTGAAACCTACCTTAACTCCCTCAAAGGTCGTCTTACCATTTGTAAGCTCCTCTATTTTAGAGGGGTCATAGGGACCTGTCCAGAGAATAGGCACCATGGGAATACCGAATTGCACAAGATACCTTTTCTTTTCTGCATGACTCAGGTATTCTTCATTGACTGCAATATCAAAGGCGGCGAACCGTTTTTCTCCATTGGTCAGTCCATAGTTCATGTCTTGAACACCAGACCCAAAGATTTCTCCGAAGACAACTACGTTGGCCCCCTTATAATCCTTGCTAACCTTCTGGAGCATTAGGGGGATTTCTGGGTGCCATTTCAGGGGCTCAGCATAGAGACCTTCCATGGCACTTTTCTTCCTGGTATTATGGCTACCAACAACGACAAAGTGTTCGTCGTTTCCCTTAGCGGGGTCTACTACCCAGCCAGCACGAAAATTCGTGCCGTGGCACTTTTCAGTCACCACAACTCTCTCGCGAGTAGCTAGGACTTCTGGATAGTTCTTCCAGTTCTCAATGCTTGTATACTTATGGAAGGTAACCAGGTCTCTCTCTACGTCACCCTGAGTAGACTTAATGGGCGGCTCCCACTTAGTAATACCAAGCTCCAGTGCAATGTCGTCTACGAGGTCCCATCCAGTGAAGTTGGGAACGTCAGCCAAGCCAGCGACGATGGTTGCGTCGGTCGGAGTCATAATGGTTCCGTATGAGGGCTCCCCACGCAGACGAGCGGCCTTTACTCTACGGGCAGTAGGGCGTTCGTCCTCTGGCAGGCCGTCGTAGCCCTTGGGCAGCTCCGCTAGATAGTTGCCGATGCCCAGGTGTTCGTAGATGTGCTGGGGAAGGATGGCGTCAGGGGGAATATAGATTACATTGTCCCCTACCTTAAAGATATCCTTCTTGATAACGATTTGCCACCCCTTAATCTTCGCCAGAGCTAATCGGTCGGCCCCTGGGTGTTCCTTAACCTCTAGGATGGGAGTATAATCAACAATGAGTTTTGACATTTGAATGTTCCTTTATTTATTAACGCCCTGTAGAACCAAATCCGCCATCACCACGCTCAGTCTCATCCAGTTCGTCAACGAACGTGCAGGTCGCCTCATAGTTCTTCTGAATAATGAACTGGATAATGCGGTCGCCCTCAAAAACCCTCTTGACTTTTCCACTAAGGTTAATGAGTGAGACTAACCATTCGCCTCGGTAGTCGGAATCAATAACTCCAGCCAGACGATGTACATTATCTACTGCCCCCATACCTGAACGGTCCCATAGGCAGGCCCCATAACCATCCGGCACGGCAATGGCTAGTCCGGTGCGAAATACGTGAGACTTACCTGGCATCAAAGCAAACATGTATTTGTATTCAGTACAGTTAGGGCCACACCCATTTACTGGAAGCTCCCTAAAAGAGGAGTCCCTGACTACATGAAGGTCCCATCCTATGCTGCCTGCTGCCCTAGTAGGAAGTTTAGCTTCCTCATGTAACTTCTTACATTCAACTCTAATCATATCCCATTCCCACATATCATCAGACATAAAAACCCCTGCTTACAGGCATAAAAAAAGCCTACACGTTTTCACATGTAGGCTGTTCAGCGGAAGACATGGGATTTGCACCCACAACCCGTCTTAGGGGCGACCGCTTTCCAGGCGGCTTGCTAACTACTCGCTTATCTTCCAAGCATATCTAAAAATAAATAGGTATAAACACATATAGCTAAAGGTACTGGACAAGAATACAGGGCAAATAGTACCCACAATCCGTCCTTATCTATCTTAGCCAGGGCGAAGTTCATGATGTTCATTCAATGAAACAATCCCTTGCAGGTAAAACCTTGCCTACGAGCATCGTCTCGTTTGGCGTCTAAAGATTCACCCTTTACTAATATCTGCTTACCACATCCAATACAAAATAGATATTCTTTACTCATAAGAGCCTTCGCTGAGAATCGAACTCAGACCTTTTCTATACCAAAGAAAAATGCACACCAGTATCACCACAAAGGCGTAAGCTGCGACCTTGAGAATCGGACTCAATTTGGGAGTTTCAAAGACTCCTACCTAGACCACTAGTGTCGCAATATGTGGTTGCCAAAGCCACCTGTTTTGTCCCACCACCAACCCGCAGTACGAAACCGTCTCCATACCACTAAAATTGCCCGTGTCCCGTACTGGCATACGGTCGTGGAGGTCTGTATCAGGGCTTTCGCCCTCTGGACCTCAGCTCTCCTACCAGGGAGAGCGGGGCGATAGTCGGCTACCGAAGTAACCAACAAGTAGGAAGCCTGAAAATCGAATTCAGCACGTTCATGATATAAGCATGATTCCCTCAACCAGGGGGACCGCTTCCCATAATGCCTAAAGGAATGACCTCTAGGACTTTTGTTTCATCTTATTTACTAATGTTGTGTGTTTCTAACAACCCAATATCTTCCAAGCTCATTCTAGGTCCCGTAGGAGGCATTGCCTTTGGGTCGCCAGCAGGCAGTAGAACCCTCCTCAATACTTCTTCTGGGAACTCTTCAGTCAGTAGGAAGTTGCCCTTAGGCTCCTCACCACTATGACAATTTAAACATTTGTTCCTGCTAAACACATCCATTGGAGAGTCTGCAACTACATCCGCCCCGCCCACATTAATCAGCGTTCCCCTGGTTAGTTCGCCGCCAAAAAATCCGGTAACAGCGACCAAGATAGCGGGGAGTGTAGCAGAAAGAAATCTGTATAGGGGGTTTTGCCATTTGTAATAGGCGACAACCGCGAGCAAATTAGTACAACAAGTTAGGATACCGAGGGCTTGATGAACACTTAGTATCCAGGAGGCTGCATAGGCTCCGCTGGCCAGTAGTCCAAAGGTTACAGCTATAGGAGAGACAAGGGCTGAGGCTATAAGGCAGGTGAATGTAACCTGTGAGGAAATATGCTGCCTGTCTAGATATCGAAGCGTCTCAACTACGGCTGCAACTATAAGGAGGGCGACTGGGAAGTGAACGAGGGCTGCATGAACAAGGCCAAACATAAGATAATCCTAAAAGATTCGAACTTTTACTTACTGCGTCAGAGGCAAGCGTGCTACCATTACACTAAGGATTAAGATAAAATGCTAGAGCCCCTATACAGTATCGCGCTGTATCACTCGCCGTACAAAAGCAAGGTGCTGACTTCAGCTTAGAGGCTTCAAAAAAAATAACAGTGCCAAGGGTGGAACGAAGATTCTTTGAGCATCACAAAGTTGCTGTATACTGGCGTGTTAGCGTTATTAAGCGGAGGAAAAAGGAGTCGAACCCTCATGTTTTACCATGGCCTAGCGTTCAAAACTAGTTGAGCACCAACGCTCGCTTTCCTCCATAACATCTCTATATATCCACCTTTAAAGTTAGAGTAGGTAGCTTTGTGGAAATTCTTAAAATCATATTCTAACATAGTAGGCAATAAAGGAATCGAACCTTTGTTTCCTGGATGTAAACCAGACGTACTCACCGCTGTACGAATCGCCCATAAATTATGACAAGTAGTGAGCCGACAGAGGTTGTACATGTAGTCGTTTAAGCAAGGTATGTGGGCCTCGCACTCTGCATTCATAATCGTTTTGTTCTCTTCAACAAATATATTATACACTAAGCTGAGGAAAAGTCAAGCCCTGTTCGTAGTTTTTCAGGGATTTTCTCAAAAAGCAAGGCCAGGTTTTTCGTTCGGGGGAGCCCCACACTGACTTTCTTTTCTGCCAGACCTCTTAAAATTTCCCATTCTTTCTATCTGCTACTTCCCTAGCTCGCTCAGCCGTCATGTGGTATGAGAGGCTGAGTCTGCGAGTGTTCAAGTCTAACAAATAATAGACCACCTTATTCGGGTCTTTCAGGTGGTTGGCTGGTAACTTAATATCTTGAATGATATATCTCATAGGGTCACCTTGTTAATTTCACTAGCGAAGTCGGTAGACTTTCCAGTCATAAAGTTGCTAATTACAGGCCACACACTATCAGTGAAGCCTCCAATGTTAAGGCAGTTCTGCCCATCAGAGACCTGAGTATCTCCATAGGGCTGAATATCAATACAGGCAAGCCTAGCATTATGGTTCCTCTTGCGGAACTTAGCCCACTCAGACGACATTTCTGTTACAGAAGCGGCCCCATACCAAACTACTTGGTCCCCAGGCTGTCTCAACCAAGACTGATTGTCGGAAACATAGATGACGGCATCACCCTTCCAGTTGGTCTGGTTCAATAGACGAAGCCCTAGTTGGGCAGACGTACCACCGCCTACTCCACAGTTCTTAAACTTTTCAGAGTTGGTAGCTACAGAGTCACGGGGATTAACCTGTACCTCTTTAGCGTTGGTTGCCCAAGCAATGACTTTGCAGTTAGGGTTGGTTCTCACTAGAGAGGCTGCAATAAGGGCCGCAACATCTACGCAGGTGGTTTTTGTTACGTGTCCATTATATCCTGAGCTTCCCGTAACGGGACTGTGCATAGAGCCAGACAAGTCAATACAGATGGCTACATTTGACCCCAAAGCTGGCACGTTCTCCGTAGCAATCTCAAGGGCGTCCTGCAACGCTAATGAAATCTCCATAGGAAGCCCAACAATATTCTGGAAGGTGGTCAACAACTGATAGGGGAAAGCATTACACTTTCGAACCTCGACAGGGTCCCTTAGTTTGTTAGCCAACTGGGTTGTCAGCTCCTTATCCTCAAACACCCCATTCCTCTGAAGCATGTTCAAGTTCATGCGAAGGGTATTCCAAGGCATGTTGAGGGCGATTTGCTTCCAGTGGTCAGGAGTTAGGTTACAATTAGTGAGGGCTCTGAACTGCATATCTGGCAGGGCCCTACTGTTGTCCGCCTTGAAGGCTTCGAACTCTTGGGCGGTCGTAGCGAGTAGGGCAGGGTTGTACTCCTTACCTACAAGGTAGCCAAAGGTAGCCTCTTGAGAAGGGTTAGCTGGCTTAGGGTGAACCATTCTTAGAATATCTAGTACTGATGGGTTGGAGTGTCCAATAGAAGAGATGAATAGCTTGTTGTTAGACTGACTAGTAAGCCAGTTTTGCACCAACCCCTTAACGAGTGAGCCCAAAGACTTACGTCCAGTAACGCCTGACCGCAAAATCCTAATGAAGACGGTCAACATCTTCATATTGGTAATGACGCGAGGGAAAGTGCGAGTAAGAAGAGTTTGAGCCTCAACAGAGGTCTTTGCGCGAGCAGCCAACACTACCAACAGGTAGGCAGGAACGTCCTTCATCTTTGCGGTTTCGTGTCCGTAGACCGCCGCCTTAGCAATGAATTCGGAACGCACATTCTCTACTAGGGCCTGCACTCTCTCTAGCTGCTCTCCAGCGGACGCATAGTAGATACCATTGAAGGTTCCGGTGACCACATACTGACAGAGGGCATTTTCATCTGTAAAGGCATAGGCTTTTCCACCCGCTACATTAACGGTGTTGGTAGACTGACCTGAAGATAGCTTGGTATTGAACAATTGTTTGTTGACCATTTCAATTTTCCTAGTTGGGGTGAACTCTTCTTAATATCTTACTTTAACAAGTCTATTATAGGGGTTGAAGCTCCAGAGTCAAGGGGCGTCACCCATTTTTAAACGAATTTTTCCGTCAGTTTCTGCATGTTCGTAGTACCAGACATACTTACGTTCTGTACTAGGCTCGCCGCAATACTAATATCATTAGTCTTACGACCAGACAAACCCTTATGGTCTTCCACAGTCTTCAATATTTTGATAGAGGTTAGAATTTGCTCCTTACTAGAAACCTGAAAAGACTCCCTATTGTTTAGTCGAGCTGCCTCAGTATATACAACTAGCTCTGGCTTAGTCTTGATAACTCTATCTAGCACTACCTTGGATAGTCCTTGAACGGTGTGGCAGGCGGTACCAGGCTTCACAGCCCTTAGGGTCTCCGTCAACTTACTGGGAATATAGTCTAAGGAAGGGTCGCAGTAGAAACCCCTCCAATCTTGAAGCTCCTTTGAGTCGTCTGCGTCTTCCCCCATCAATTCCTCCCATGTTCCAATCCCAGGTATAAACACTGCAGGAGAATGCTCAGCCAACATAGCGCAAGGAACAAAGTCTACAATATCTTTCTTATGCTCTGCTGATAGCTCATCAATCCTAGATAAAATGTAGGCCCCAGCAGATTTCCCTTTACTAAAGTTAGCTGCGAACAGAGCCTTCGCCACCAATAGGTCCCCTTTATCCATATGGGCAATCAGTTTTACCCACTCATTATGAACAGCCTTACACCAATAGGGAGCGACCTTCTTTTTGAACCATGCTAAGGCAATATTTTCAGGAGCTGTACTAAGGGGAGAGTTAGGTCCTACTTTAAAGTCGCTCGTTAGATAATGATGAATGTCTTTAAATAGAGGGTAGAAGGCATAAGGGTTAAAATTACCATAAGTAGACATAGTTGAACTAGTTCTCTCAACATATTTGACTTGTGGGCCATCTAGGTATACGGAAGCACATTTATTACCATAGTCTACCTTAAATCCCTTATAGTTCCCCATCTCATTCCTAATAACTTTACAGGACAAACCCATTTAATATTCCTTAGTGGTAAGAAGTATCTTTATTATGATGGTCAACAGTAACCGGCTCAACCCCCTTAAACATATCCACAATATCGTCAAGCAACCAGGGCTTAAAGTCATTGTTGTCTACTACAACGTCAAGCTGTCGCCCGACCGTCTTGTAGTTTCCGTGGCAATGGCCAAACAAATTGATGGAGCCTCTCCCCACCTCATTCCACGAAGCAATAGGATAATGAAACATACAGATAAGGACTCCCCGATGCCTCAGCTCATAGTAAGAGTGACAAGAAGAGAATAGGCCCTGTAGTTCAGGCTTCGTCTGGATGGCATGGTCATGGTTCCCATACAGGAAAATGATATTCTCGCAGTTAATCCTAGCTCGATGCTCCGGGATTAGCTTTTTATTACCAAAGGCAAAGTCGCCTAAATAAAATAGGGTGTCTTCTTTCTGCACGACCGCATTTATATTGTTGATGATTGTGTCGTTCATGGCTTCGATTGACTCGAAGTTTCGATAACCACCCTTCCATGTAGACATAGAGGGACCGCAAATATTCACATGATTTATGTGAAAATCTGAGCTGATATAGATATTACTCATTAATATTCTTTCTTCAATCTCTCTAACTTGCCCATAAACAACTCAGGACTTTCATAGCGACCCAACATTCTCTCCAAGGTTTCCCTTGGAACATTATGAGTCCCCTTCACAATGAGCTGTTCGATATCAAAAGCCCACGGAGTAGTGGGTTCCACAACCACAATCTCATAGTTGGCTTTCAGAGCCATCTCGAAATAGGGCTTAGCCTCTTTGAAGGTAGTATTAGTATTATCTACAATCACGTTGACTCCAGCGTCCACCAATTTCTGAGCCCGCCACTGAGTCCAAACGTGGGCGGCATGTAGCTTATCAATATCAAAGTAGTAGTTGTTATTGAAGGTGAAGTAGTCGTCAGCATTAATTACAACTGCGTTGTGAGTAACCGCACCAACTGCTGCTGCTGTCGATTTTCCGCACCCTGGGAGCCCCTTTAACAGTATCAACTTATTCATTACTTAGTTCCTCTAATAGTAGGTCCATCATTTTGTCTCTTAGTATTCATAAAGGAAGGTGTTCATGTCTAACTTCTCTTTTGTGGGCCACACTAACTAAAGCCTCAGGGTCAACGTGGGGGCCATAAATCATCTTGCCCTTATACTTGAACTGCTCTTGGGCTTCGTGCATGAC